GAGCACGCGCTGTGGGGGGGCTCGCCCCCCCCCCTAAGCCCCCCCCGAAAACGGGGACACTGAGGGGGGGAGACCCCCCCTTTACCCCCCCAAGAGGGAGTGTCAATTTAGTGATTTAAAAAAAAACCTTGGACCCTAACTGCACTCACATTAAGCCTACCCTATTGTCAGGGCCATGTCTACTGCGCTTGTTCGATACGGTGTTAGAGCTGCCCTTCCTTACGTCAGGGCATCTCGTGGTGCTAACCTACGTAAAGTCCAAATGGCAGCTAAAGCTATCCAGTGGGCTTGGAAGAATCGTAGAACCATTAAGCGTAAAGGTTCAGCGATTGTTCGTTATGTTAAAAAGCGCAAGACATCTACTAAATGGGGCTCACGAATGAAAGTCGTGGAGCCCAAACAACGTAGCGCAGCAAGATCTGATCCTCATGTTGGATCTAATTCCACTATTGCAATGTGCACATTGCAGTGGCAACAAATCGTGCTTCCAGGTCCTCAAGGTGGTTTCACAGAGCTAGGAAGACGTGATGGTCTTCGTGTTTATGTTAAAGGTATAAAAATATGCCGTCAATTCGAGTTCTTACGTCCGTCGGAGAGTGTTCCACACTGTCCTCCTATCATCATGCACTACGCCGTCGTACAACTTAAAGATGCCAGTATGGATGGGGGTACCTATAGTCAATCCTTCCGTGAAAAATTCTTTCGATCTTTCACTGATACTCAAGACCGTATTGAACCGTTTATTGATAACACAGTGGGAAGTGGTTGGTCAAGCAAACAAAATTGTTTGAATATGAATCCTGATTCAGAATTCAACATTTTGACGCATATGCGTCGTAAAATGGTTCAACGTTGTGACTTCCCTGTGTCACCTTCCGGTCCAAACGTTACCCCTAATCAATACATCTGGCATATTGAAAAATATATGAAGATTAAAAAAAGCATTGCTTTTGATCGTACTACCGATGGTACACCAATACACCCTATCTTCGATATGTATTGGTACCAAACGATTACTCCTTCTGATTATCCATCACATACGCCGAGCGTGCCTGTAGTTTGTGCAACATGGAAACAACACACTGTATATTATAGTGACAAAGGTAAAGGTTAATACGTTATATTAACGTTAAAGAACTTATAACGGTCCCCCGTCATTGCGTTCATATCTGGGTGTTCGTTACAGAAAACAATTACATGCGCTTGGTGGTTCAAAACCTTTGACCGCGTTTGGTACTTAGTAGAAAAAACTATCTGGTCCTTTATCTGTTCTATGACATTGTACTGAAAGAGAGCCATTCCCAGTCTGGGAATATCAAATAAAAAAACACGTTTAGACTCATCCAGCGCGTAACTAAGGTCGTCACGCTTTCCCAACTTTAAAATCTGCGTTTCAGTTGGGTAGTGAGTCATTTGGTACCGACAAAACATGGATTTACCTGCGCCGCCTTCGGCGTCTACGACGAAGACAATGCTTCGATCGTCTGCTGGCTCTCGGAGCTGCTGGTCGAGCTCCTGCTGCCATTCGTTGAGTTCGAATCCATCTGGGACCAAATTGGGGGTCGGCCAGAGGTGGTCGACGAGTTGGACGAGTCTGGGGTATCTGGTCCAGATAGTGGGAAAGTTGGATGCGATATCACGCTCGTTGGGCTTCGACTCCTGAGTCTTGACCCAGTCGGTAAAGAGATCGATGTCGGATCTCTTTCCCTGAGCGCCTGGGAACGTGCCAAATTCCGTATAGTCGCCCTCCTTCTTACAGTAGGTGGCTGCCTGCTTTGACGTACCTTTCGCGAATTCGGCGTGGATACGTTCCCCAAGAAGTGCCTTGACTTGGGTGAGGCGAGAGGGTTGTTGGAATATGAAAAAAGCCTGGAGGTGCGGGGTTCCGTTGTCACCGACCTCCTTTCCGTAGATTCCGTATCGGATGATGAGCTCATCCTTCAATACTTCATTCCAATTGGCAACTTCTTGGTCAGTGTAATTGTTGAGTGTAACACACCATCGAGAGGATGTGTTGCGAGGCATGTTGCTTTATGACGGGAGTGTCAGAAAAGTGTGCGGGTAATACTTTACCGCACACTTTTTTTTCGTTTCTGACGTAGAATTGCTACGGCATGCACGCCCGAATACATCGGGCGCGCTGTTTTGGCGCGTTAATCTCCCTGCGCTGGCGCGCAGGGAGCACGCGCTGTGGGGGGGCTCGCCCCCCCCCCTAAGCCCCCCCCGAAAACGGG